TACATAAACCTTAAACTTCTTGTTAGGGTTTTCACTTGTGCGAATAGGGTCATTCAATTTTACCTTTTTACCTTGATACTCTGCAGCTTCCACGATATGGTCATAACAATCATCGCAACACTTTTCTGAGTATTCTTTGAATGTTTTCACTTTTTCTTTTCCTTTTTAGCTTTCTTTTTAACAAGACCCTTTACTTTCTTAGCAGTCTTTTTAACCTTTTTTGCTGTATCCACAACTTTTTCTGCTGTGTCTACGGCCTCTGTAGTTGCTTCAATGATCTCTTTACCACTTCCAAAGAGGTTTTTCACATACTGTATAATTTTATTCAAAAATTCCATATTGTTCCTTTAGATTGTTGTTGTTATTAACTAGTCATATGCTGATGTCTGGGCGTCCCCCTAACCAACTTTTTACTGTACTCTTCATGTTTCTTCCACTTTGATACCATTCTCTGGTCATTAGGCATCATGAATGGTCTTGATAACTCTTCTTCTATTTTTTCTTCAGCCATAGTGTTCCTTTTTACTTATCCCACGCCTTTGCAGCATTAAAGTTATTCTGTGAAAATTCTAATCGGTCAACCAGTTTGACTGCTTTCCCCACTTGATCTATCGCAACGAATCCTTCAACATTCGTAGCCTTGTATCCTTTTGGTGTTTTAATAAAGGTATCTGCCACTCCCCTCGCACCCTCTAACTTCTTAACAATCATGTTCTTCGCGTCTACTAATAGGTTCTGCATATCAAATATTTTTACTAATTTACTAGCATTTGAACGAAAATATTTCATCAACCTATCCATATTCTGTTGTTTGATTTCTTTATTTTGTGCTCTTTTTACTTTATCTACTTCTTTCTTTTTCTTATCGTAAACATAAGCAATCAATCCAGCCGTGTGCATCTTGGTGTTAGTAATCTTTTCTCCGGCCCTAACTTTGGTGTTGTTGTATGTCTTTATCAGTATCTTGAGTTCTTCATCCTGAGAGAGCATTCCCAAAAGGTTAGAATCTATCTTACGGAAAGTCTTACCTGCATCTGATAGAATACCAGTTATAGTAGTTGTTTCTGATTTATTGAAATTGATAGTTCCAGAAGTGTCTTTGTAGTCTGCATCTGAGAACCATACACCAGAATTCTTACTTAATCCTCTTAGATTGACATTGAATGAAGCTGACATATCTTCCATTGTCCTTCCACTATATGTAGTGTGAAAGACAATCCCCATAGAAGACGATAGTATTTTTGCTGCACTTTCCATCGGAATTGCATAAACAATAGTATTTGGTTGGAAAGTTATGTATTGTTTTCCATCTATAGTTTCTTTTTTTAAGTCATCCTTAGTGAACATCATGTCACCTTGAATAACTTCCTTTATGCCCAATTTTGACAGTTCAGTGAACGCAACCTTTAGTTTTTGATTAAGACCAATGTTCGGATGATTCCGATCAATGTCATCGTGTGAATAATTGATCTTCGCATTCTTATTGAACACTCCCTTGGTGCCCACAAAGAATTGGTTATTCTCAGGGTTAATACCCGCGAAGATAGCTGGGGCGCCATCCCACTTAACCGTCACATTTACGCTGGATTTTGCATTTCCAGCGAGCATGTCTCTTAGGGATTGGAGGAAGTTAATCGCTCCTCGCGTTCCCACTATACCACTATTTAGAACTTCATCTTCTAGGTGTTCTAAATGTAAGTTCTTCTCTTCTGTAAGGAATCCATCAAATGTAAACATTTATTGTGCCTTCACGTGCGGTGCAGACCAACTAGATTCTGATTTACCATAAAGTAACATACCCAATGCAACTCTATATAAATCATCTACACTTTTCTTTTTTATAGCTGCAAATAGTGTTCCTAATCTGATTGTTTGAAATCTTACTGACACTCTTGTTTGCATATCTACTTCTTTTAGTTTTTTCTTGTGAGCATATTCTGCAACATAATCTAAAAATTCTTTTTCATCTAAAAGTTTATTATAATTTTGTTGAATTCCTTTTCCATATTCCATTATATCAGAATCCCTTAATAGTGGCCAAGTTCGTTTTATTCTAATAAATGCTTGTTCTCCTGTTCTAGTAAAACGATACATTCCCCTTCCCTTTTCTGGTTTTCTTGCATTATATGAACCAGTATATTTCGTTACTTCTTCAACAAGTTTACCTTTAACAGCTTCTACAGTTGCAACGTATCTAGCCTTTCCACCCATAAGATAATCCAAATATTTTAAAAATACTTTACCATGTGCAGCTAACGATTTCTTCTTCTGGGCTTCACCTCGTATAAGAGAAGTTGCTTTAGCATCAAACACTCTAAATGTTACGGAATACCCTGACAACTCTGTACCCTCGTATTCCGCTGGAACATTTTGTGCAAATAAATCACCAAACTTTAAATCAAAGTTTGTAACTTCGTATTCTGGTCTTTCTCCCTTCATATTAATTCTAGTGACAGAATTAGTACCAAGTTTTAAAGAAACTCCTATAATCCCCTTTGAACCTTTTATAGAATCCTCTAGATAATTGTTTAATTGTGGTAAAGTTGAGAATGATGGAACATCTTCATACTCTAACCAAACATCAGCAGGATTCCATTTGTCTTTATCAAATTCTTGATCTGGAACTGAAGTTGAAAATACCGACTTTGCTAATTGAACAATGGGTATATTTGCTCTATCTTTTATAAATTTTGCCGGTGTATTTTTATATTTTCCAATAAATGCTTTACTTTGACCTATATGTGATGTTACCCAGCCTTTTGATATTTGTTTATCATCAAATAACCATTGTACTAATCCTAATGCTCCACTTTCGTTCAATGCATTGCCATTAGCTCCATATACTCTAGTAAATACTATTGGTTTCATCATAGCGTCTTTGAGAGCTTCATCATCATTTATTGTATTATCATCATATAGTGCTGATAGAGTTAGTAACCAAGAAACTTCTTGTGCTTCTGTTGCTTTACTTCCTCTACCCTGTACTTGTCCGGCAAGAACTACTGTTCGCATTTGTCCATCAAAATGAAAACTAAAAGCATTATAAGTCCGGCTTTTATTGCCTGTATCTCCTGGCGCCAATTTTGTTACTTTATCTACTCCCCCAAATGTAGATTTAATCAACTTGATAAAATCAGCATCGGATATTTTATTTGGATTTCCTACTCTTGGTTCACTTGCTTTTGAAGTTTTACTCATACCAGCAATAACTAGTTGATCATGAATTTTTTTATTACTAGTTTCTTCTTGAAGTTGATGAACTTGACTTATTGCTCTATGCCAATCTGTAATCACTATGATACTCCTAAAAAAGTTGTACTTATCTCCGAATATTTATACTCAACCGACTCTTGGGGGCTCTGGTTCTGGAAGGCTACTTTTGACAGTTTCTATAAAAACTTCTTTCTTAATAGCCTGCCAGCCCATCATACTGTCTGGATCACTTAAAGGTACAGATAATATATTACCATGCTGGTCTTCCATTATGTACATTAATTCGTTATTGCGGGTGTGAGAATTATCTGTAATCAACATACAATGTATCATTACACCTAATTCTGGATAGATATAGTATCCGCCGACTTCAAAGTCTTGGATATATTGTGGGGGTAGGGATTGTTTGTGCTCTTCTTGCTTTTCTTCACGATAGTCTGAAAGATTTATTACGTTATTCTGCTTCACCTGTGACCTGTAATGGAAATTCGTTTTCTTTTGCTGCAATTAAAACTTCGTATATCTTCTGTTCTGCCATTTGGTAATCATATACTCCTGCAACTGCGTAACCTAGTTTATGGACTTCAAGAGTGATAGACTGAGCATCAATTTCTGTTTTGTTGAAATATTCCATCAATGACCAAGTGACAAATTCCATAGGAGTAAAGTCATCATTATGATAAATGACTTTATAGTTTCTTGGTGGTTCAGCCTTTTTAGGCTTTTTCATTACTTCAGAACCTCCATTGTCAATGACTGTATTATTATCTTTCATAGTTACTTTTTGTATTCAAATGATGCATTGAAAGAAACACTTCTTCTTGCAAAATTATCATTTGTTTTATAAGGATAAACTGTATGTTGAAGATGTGACGGAAAAATGAAGAAAGCCCCGGGCGTGGGTTTAACCTTG